TCTTTCTCCCTCTCGTCTAACTGCTTGCTCCTCTTCCTATAAGAGGACCCGTTAGGGTCCGGGAGAACATAACAGAGATGGTTAAGAAGATCATTTCTCGAAAAAGAAGAATATCAACACTCGCAAACTATGGCGGAACACGTTCAGTTCGAAGACGATTCGTTCGTCGTAGACGAGGAATGGTTCGCGGACGTGCTGTCACGTCTCATACTTCTAGAGGGAGCTACGCTTCAAATCCTTTCCGCGTTAGGAGTAGAAAGCTTCCCCGAAGAAGCTACAGAAGAGCCTTGTGGAACCATACAAGATTCATGCAACACTACAAAACAGTTGCAGCGGTCGCAGACCTCGTGTCAACTCCAACAGGATCAGTGAATCAGACGGTATTCATGGTACCGTTTTTCACACAGGATAACAATACAGTATTCTATAAATCAGCAGGTGGACTTCAGGATCCAGGTTTTGGATCTGTCCCTAACTGGGCCGGGACAGGTGCCACGGCTGACCCATTAGTAGTTTATCTACGTGGAGGTAGATGTTGGATCTCAGTAACATGCGGTGGAGCAGATGTAGACCCAATAAGGGTCCGAGTACAACTTATATGGCCTAAACAACAACAGCGTTCAGTAACAGACGGATCAGATTCTACAGCGTTGGGCTTTCCAGGAACAGCAACAGGATATCTTGGAACGTCAGGAATAAACCCAACAACAGTGGGCCACGCAGGAACACTACGGCCCATTAGTTGGTCCTTTCAGGATGCACCAGATTATTCACAATACTTTTATCCCCCAGTAGTCGATAAGAGTATTCTACTTCAACAGAATCAGTCTACCGAAATATTCTGGAAGATCAAACCAACAAAAATAGATACGGATAACTTCAAACGTGGAGCAGGATGGTACCCTTGGTTAATCGTATACGCAAGCGAACAAGGTGACAGGGACGGAGCACCAGAAGCAGTCTATGTAGTCCGTGGATTTAATATGTCATTTAGTGTAAGCGACACGCTAACTTAGCGTGCGCCTCATGTAAGGGGGAGGGCTGAGGGTTAGTATTACCCCTCAGCACTCCTCCCCCCCCCCTATAAATACATCAATAAAGAGAGAACTTCTCACAATGCCTCGTACAACAGAAGATAGGAAATATCATTATTGCTTTACACTCAACAATTACACAGAAGATGAATACAACAAGATCATCGAAGCCGCCGAAAGGTCCACTAAGTATTGGATCATCGGGAAAGAAGTCGGCGATTCAGGAACTCCACACCTCCAGGGGTACTTCTCACTTCGAAGATGCGGTAATCTCCGCCATGTTCGGAATCTCTTTGGCCCTAGGATCCATTTCGAGGTCGCAAGAGGTACTGCTAGACAGAATCGACAGTATTGCGTCAAAGATGGAGATTTTAGAGAAGGAGGTAACATACCTAGTGAACCTAAACAAGCAAAAGCCGATAGAGATACTATCGCCAGAGCCTTTAGAGATGCCATCAGAAGCGGAAATGATGGCATGGCTCAATTCTCCGACGAATATGCCGGAGCTTACTACTTTTCCGGACATAACTTGCTCAGAAACCATTTGGCCTTATGCAGACCAGAACCACGTCCAGATATAAACGTTATATGGATATATGGCGCACCTGGAGTGGGGAAATCCAGAGAGGCACATGGAAAGATGCCGGAGGCATATATCAAGGAACCAAGAACGAAATGGTGGAATGGATATATCATGGAAAAGGATGTGATAATAGACGATTTCGGTCCAGGAGGAATCGACATAAATCATCTGTTAAGATGGTTTGATAGATATAAATGTATGGTTGAAACAAAGGGAGGGATGGTCCCTCTCCTTGCTTGTAATTTTATTTTAACGTCAAACTTTGAACCTTCCGAGTGTTGGAAGGACAAAGACGGTGTCCCTCACCCACAGATGGATGCGTTGTATCGAAGGATTACCCTTCAACATATGGAATAAATAAAGAGTGTGTTTTAAAATACCATGCGTAGAGTCCGTTGCGTTGGGGCCCTGCGACCGAGCGGAGCGAGTTCGCATCCCCCTAGAGGGGGAGGCCAAGACCGTTAGGTCTGTGGCCGGGGTGTCACCCCCCTTCCTAAATTCTTTCTCCCTCTCGTCTAACTGCTTGCTCCTCTTCCTATAAGAGGACCCGTTAGGGTCCGGGAGAACATAACAGAGATGGTTAAGAAGATCATTTCTCGAAAAAGAAGAATATCAACACT